TAAACTTGGGGACTATTTCATCTATCGAACGGTGCCAGGGAGATTTATCGCAGTCATGGGGGCAGTCCAACATAACCCAATATCGGTTAGTCTTTGGACCCCCGTAACTCTTTCCGTTATGTCTGTCTACGTCCAGTTCCCCAGATAGTTCCAGAGCTTGGATAGATCGCATAACTTGACGGGTAGAAACTCCAGCGTATGCAGCTAAACGCTCCATGCCACACCAAGCCCCTTCACCCCAAGTGTCCGACATATGCCAGGCAATACCCAGCAATACAAGTTTGTTAGTGCCAGTAGCGGTGGAATGATTTAGTACAAGTGAAACTTGACTCGCAGACATTTTGCTCCTTCTTTGTAATTGGTGTATAGATACTATACGGGCTTTGTTGGTAGCCCCACGCTCCTTAGAGCGTCGCCCTAGGCTAACTAGCTCCAGTTGGTCTAGGGCATTTTACTTCTTGAGACCCTTGGCTAATTCTTCGATTTGTTTCAGCAACTCTGGAGAAACCCCCCTAGTAGCCTTAGCACGCTTATAAACGCCCCTTAGGGCTTCTATGTCCCCTTTTTCGTATTCTAGGTGGGCTTGGGCGATAAAGTCTTCTACGGGGCTTACAGAGCCTTTTACGGGGTTACGGTTTAGGACTTCTTCTCTGGAAGCAATACGCTTAGAGTCTGCAGCAAGAACAGCCAGGACGGCTCTGCCCCACGCGGACGTTTCTGCATTCATTACCTCGGAGTCACGCTTAAAACTAGAAGTACCTGGTACTGGTTCCCAAGCGGTTCCATGCCCTGGAGTTAGATCGTCTGGAGACCTGTAAGCAGCTGCGGTATAAACTACCCATGACTTACCTGCGAATTCGATAAATTGTAAGCTGTGTTGCTGTAAAGACCCCTGTGGGTATTTCTGTGCGAAAATGCGTAAACGCTCTGCAACGTCTACATAATCGTCCATTGAGAAAGCCATAATCTTAACCCTTCTTTAGTACTAGATACGGTGAACCAGACCCCTTAGTCTGGAGTGTTACTACCTTGTTACCTTCATAAGTCCCAACCCGAATACCGTCCATAAATGCCAGTACTTTAGATTTCATTAGGGTTAGGTCTACTTCCGCTTTGTCGAAGATTTCTTTAGCGGTCTGCAACTGGGGGTAAAGTTCCCCTAGGTCTATGTCCCCGTCGGTAATCTCTGGAGATAAATACCTAACAGTCTCATAAGTACTTTGTGAACCGTCCCAGTCTGGGGCTATACCAGTTTCGATACGGTCTAAGAAGTCCAACGCTCTAGCTTCTAGTTCGGCTGCATACTCTGGGTCGTAATCGACTTCATGCTCTACCAGATCACCATTAGCGACGGCAACCAAAATACCCTTCTTCAGCCCTAAGACATGGAGATACCACATAACCTGGTCTCGATAGTGTGGCGGTAACTCATTCATAGGGTTACGTGAAAACTTGATTTCTAGAAGCCCTAAAGAACCGTCTACCCACTTAATGAAAGCGTCGGGGTTAGCCCTAAACGCTGGGTTCTTAGTAGACTGCCACGTCCCCGTATTGTGAGCTGTAAGCCAGTCGGAGTTTTCCTTTACCCATAGATCCTGGATAGGTTTCTCGAAAGCCGAACCAAGTCGCATAGCTAGGCTAGGACCTGTGGACTCTCTAGGAAGTTCCCCTAAGTATTCGTAGTATGCGGTGTATGCAGACCGCCAAGGGTTATGCCCCATAAGTGAACCGATTAGGGAACCTGCGACGCCTTTACGGGCTTCGTGCCATTCGGTGGAGTCGTGTTCGAAGTAGCCCAGCAATTTTGCCGAACCTAACTTCTCTATTTGTTGGTCAATAGAGTTCATAGTTAAACCCTAGTGGATTACTCCGACTTTTCGCCTAGCGTGTCTTTAGGGTTTAGAAGCCTAATTAGGACTGGAATAAATGAGATCCAAACAGTATTAGCTACGATTAGCCAGTCTTCAGAAGTGAAGAACAGCGGTAACTTACCTACTGCGAAAATTGCAGTTATGGTGGTTGCTAACAGACTGCGGAGATAACTTGCCAGAATTGCGTTCATTATTTGCCTACTTTCGGTAACCATTTTAGGGGGTCTTCTACTGGCATACTTGCTAGGTTTTCGGTGATACCAGCCATTAAATGTAAGTGTGGTCCAGAGCTTGCTCCAGAGTTTCCAGAGTGTCCGATAATGTCTCCCTGCTTCACTACTTGCCCGACTTTTACTTCGGTTTTATCCAGGTGACAGTAAGCGAAAATACGGGTTATCCAACGTCCTTCGAAGACCACTAGCGTCCTAAGTTCTACCACGTGTCCCAGAGATTTAGTTTCGTAGATCCTAACAATAGTTCCACGCCCCACAGCCTTTAGCGGTGTACCCTTTGGGACGGAATAATCTATTCCCCTGTGTGGACCTAACCCCATAGCTTTACGCTGTTCAGAGTGTGTGCCGAAATGGTCGCCAATAAATTTAGGGCTAACTGGGTGGATTAAACTCATGAAACTACCGTCATGTTGCCATTAGCTGTAGAAGTGTCATCTACTTTCACTACTCTAAATTTGCTGTTAGCAGTTATAAAGAATGGGTTATCTGTAATCGCACTTGGAAATAAAGTTGGATAGAACCGAATGGAAGCTCCAGAACCATTTACTCTAAGTCTCGCCTTATACCAGACTCTGGTATATCTGGAAGTAGAAGCGGTTGGGGCTGTGATAAGTCCATTTATGCTAAATGAACTGGCAGAACCGCCAAAGGTGGGTGAACCGAAGGAGTTAATAGAAGCACCTGCATAATATATAGCTTCAGTTCGTAAACCAATTGTTGGGCTACCAGAAACGGTGGCGTATGACATTCCCAAAGAACCCGTAACAGTTGTACTAGTTAAGTGGCTTTGCCCTACTACTCCTTCGAACTCCACTTCCCAAAGACCAGTATCTAAAACTACCCCCTTAGTTCCAGTAAATGCACTTTGAGCAGTCGCCGAAGCGGAGAAGTCGAAAATTACGTCACTACTGAAGACGTATTCTTGTCCCGTAGGTTTTGCGAGAGACGGAGACCAGCCCAAAGCTGCAGAAGTAGAAGTCCCAGAATTCGTTATAGGACTGGTTACCGAAATTACGCCTGAAGTTCCATTAGTTCCATTGGTTCCATTGGTTCCAGCTGGACCAGTAGCACCTGTTAGACCCGTTGGACCCTGTGGACCTTGTGGACCAGTAGCACCCGTTGGACCCTGTGGACCTTGTGGACCAGTTGGACCAGTATTACCTACAGCAACCAAAATTAGTAAAACTGGGTGGCTATTAGCAAAATTTGTGGTTCCAGTTCCAGCCGAAGCAATTAGGGTTACTGGATAGTTGTCCCAAGTCGAGTTATAAGTCGGGGCTCCTGTAACTTCCCACTTCTGATAATTAGCCGAATTGTTTTTATCTTGGATTATTAGAATGTCGCCTTGGTTGATTAGATCTAGGAATACGCTGTCGTCCTGGTTATCTGCGTCGATATGGTTTACCCGTAGAGCTGTGGAATTTATTTGAGTTGAGTTATTCCAACCCAATTGGTTTGTTGTCGGGTCTCCAGAAGTGGTATTAGTTCTAGTCGAATAATGGTAGTGAGTTGCAGAACCACCTGAAGCACCTGTAGCACCAGTGTCACCTTTTACACCCTGTGGACCCTGCGGTCCAGTTGCACCAGTAGCACCAGTAGCACCCGTAGCACCTGTAGCCCCAGTAGGTCCTTGTATTCCCTGTATACCCTGTATACCCTGTGGACCTTGGATACCCTGCGGACCCTGCTCACCACGTGCAAAATAAACCCTGGCATAAATAGAGTCTGGTACCACTACCTTTACAGCTGGGCTACTTGGAATAACTACGGTTACGATCATGTTTATTTAACGATTTCTGGAGTAACTTCGACTTGCCCCCTGGCTAGAGTAAGCACCTTACCAGTAGCGGTTTCGGTGAGTTCTAAAGCCCAGACGTAATTAGTCTTAGTTAGAAGTGCGGTTTGAGTTGGGGTAAGCGAGAAGCTTACAGAATTGTCCGAAGTGGAAACAGTTGGAACTATGTCAATAATTGCAGCTGTAGAAGGGTTCTCTTTAATTTGCAGTTTGGCAGTCCAGCCAGTTAGGGGAAACGCTACACCTTCGGAGTCTGTCGGGTAAAACGAACATGGACCAGAGACACTAGGGAAGGTAGAACCTGCCAGGATCTCTAAGTCGAATTGCCCGTCGGTAACGGAGTAGGTCTCTGCCATTTATTCGGCTACTTCTTCTTCGACTACTG